TGACCCTATTGGACCTTCAGCGTCTCAAGCTTTAATGGAATGGGTACGTTTATGTGCGGAATCTGTTACAGGTCGTATGGGTTATGCGGCAGGTTACAAAAAGAACGTCGATTTAGAAATGTTAGACCCTACGGGTGTTGTTGTTGAGAAATGGATTTTAGAAGGAACATTCTTATCAGATGTTAACTTCGATTCATTAGCTTATAATACTGACGCATTAGCGAGTATTTCAGCGACATTACGTATGGACCGTTGTATCTTAGTTTACTAATACACAAAAAAAATATTTCAGTCAATATATTTTAAATCCACATACCAAAAGTGTGTGGATTTTTATTTGCTATTTATAAAAAAACACCGTTTCGTATATTTTATAATAAAAAGACATTATTATGGATGAATCATTGTATAACGCAGCGACCGAAAACTTCAACTTACCACACGACATAGTACAACTACCGTCTAGAGGTATTTTCTACAAAAATAAGAAAAAAGCAATAAAAGTTGGTTATTTAACTGCCAACGATGAAAATTTATTAATGACTTCAGCATCTAACGGTACTGATAGTTTAATTATGGGTTTATTACGTAATAAAATATATGAACGTGATATTAGACCTGAAGAACTTATGGATGGGGACATTGAAGCAGTCCTAATCTTTTTAAGAAATACTTCTTTTGGCCCTGAATATAATGTTCAAGTTACTGACCCACAAACAGGAAAACCATTCAATCATACAGTTATTTTAGATGAATTAAATATTAAAAAAACTGAACATGAACCTGATGAGAATGGTTACTTCGTAACTAAATTACCAAAAACAGGTAAAACTGTTAAATTAAAACCATTAAATTTTGCGGAATCTTTAGAAATTTCTAAAATGGCGGAAAGTTATCCTGCTGGTATGGCAGCACCAACCGTTACTTGGAGATTAATGAAACAAATTATTGAATTAGATGGTAGTGATTCTAAAGAAACCATCTCATCATTTGTTAACCAAATGCCAATAATGGATTCAAAATATATCCGTAATTTCCTTAGAGAAAATCAACCTTCATTAGATTTAAAACAAACAGTAAAAGCCCCTTCAGGAGACTTGGTATCTTTCGAGATTGCCTTTGGGGTTGAGTTTTTTCGGCCTTTCTTCTAATCACAGACAATTTTTAACCGAAGAATATTATTTTTTGGCTAGGTTTATTAGGATATCGTATTCTGATTTTTTTATTATGCCTACTTATGTTAGAAAATACTTAATCAATAGAATTATTGATGACAATACACCAAAAGATAAATAGTAAAATTCATTTTGGTGTATTTATAATAAAATACATTAATAGATGCTTGACGATAATAACAAAGGTAGTGAGAGTGCTGATTTTTTAAGTGGTCAGTTAAAGGCTGTTGAGTCTAGTCTGAAAAAAGTTGGTGAAGCTTTACAGAAAAATTTTAGTGCCTCTGAAATCGCTAAAACTATTATCGAAATGGATGATAGAGCGGTTAGTATTGTCAAATCTTTTGGTCAAACACGTGAAAACATTGTTGGTATTAAACAAGCAATGGGTGATGCTGTTGTTAGCGTTGCGGCTTTAGGTGGTAAATTTAGTGATATTGCCGAACTCCAAGAATCAGTTGCAAAAACTTTAGGTAGAAACGTTGTTGTAATGTCGGAGTCTTATGAAAAACTTTACGCAACAACTAAAGTAACTGGTATTGGTGCTGAAACATTAGTTAAAAACTTTAAAGATGCGGGAATTTCAGCTTATCAAGCATCTGGTGAGATGGAAAAAGTTGTTAATGTTGCAAGAGAATCGGGTGTTAACGCTCAGGCGGTTAGTAATCAGGTTGTTGCCAACATGGCGTCGATGAACCAATTCAACTTTAAAGGTGGTGTTGAGGGTATGGCTAAAATGGCGGCTCAAGCGGTGTCTTTAAGGGTTGATATGCAAAGTACACTTAAAATTGCTGACGAATTATTTAGTCCTGATAAAGCTATTGAAATGGCGGCATCATTACAAAGACTTGGTGTTGCAAATAGTGAGTTGTTAGACCCATTAAGATTAATGGATATGGCTCAGAATGACCCAGCTGAATTACAAAATCAAATTGCTAAAATGTCTGAACAATTTGTTCAGTTAAATGAGAAAGGTCAATTTGAAATTCTTCCTGGTGCTAAGAGACAATTAATGGAAGTTGAAAAAGCGATGGGATTACCGTCAGGTCAACTTTCTAAAATGGCCTTAGGTGCCGCAGAAACCGCTGAGAAAATGAAACAAATTAAGTTTCCTGAAGGTGCGTTTACTGAAGAACAGAAAGGTTTAATCGCTAGTATGGCCGAGATGGGTCCTGGTGGTGAGTTTAAAATAAGTTTAGGTGGTGAAAGTTTAGGTTTAGATGAAGCGATTACTAAGTTACAAAAAGACCCTGAACAACTTAAAGTATTACAAGAGATGGCCCAACCAAAAACCATGGAAGAAATGGCTAAGGGTCAATTAACAAATTTAGAAGATATTAATGCAAATATTGCGACTCTTGTCAAAACACCTTACGCTATTGGTGGTACTAAAATTGCCACACAAGCCTTAGAAGCCCCAAGAATTTTAACAAGAGGTGTTGCTGACACATTTGGGGGTGAAAAACTTAGTACTAAAAATATTAGACAAGGTTTTGGTGAAGGTTCCGAACAAGTTATGGAATCTATTAATAAATTGATTAAGGGTGAAGGTTCTTTTTCTGAAGTATTAAGTGTTGCTAAAGATTCGGTTGAAAAAACGGGTAAATTTATGGGTGAAGCCTTTACTGAAAGTGTTGACAGAGGTAAAACGGCCATTGATAGAATGACTGAATCTGGAAATTTATTTGTTGAAATGGTAATTAACGGAACCAAAAAATTTGGTACCGCATTTATGGAACATGAAAAATTAACAACACCAACCGTACCTGTTAAAGATAGTTTAGTAACAATTAACCCATTACCTGAAGATAGTTTCCTAACTATGACTAAAGGTAAAGAATTTATGGCTAACATGGCAAGTGCCGCAAATAATGGGGGTAATCAAAATATGACGCCAGTTGATAATGGACCAATCAATATCAATTTAAATATAAGTGCACCACCAAATATTGATACCGCTCAATTAATTCAAGCATTTGAAACTGTGGGTGTTAAACAAGCCATTGTTGACGCGGCAACTAAAGGTAGGTATAATAGAGACGTTCCAACGAGTAATCCACAACAATTAATGGAAATGAGTAGAAATTATGCTTAAAAATAAACACGATATCTATTTATAATAAAAAACGTTAAATGCCTACAAGTCCATTATCTTTCGGTTCAAGTTCAGCTTTTAGAGATATTCTATTAGCAAAAAATTTAGCGCCATATCACGTTACAGGTGTTTATAACCCACCATCAGGGCCAATATCTTATGAACCTGAAATACACACATCAAACGTTATTGACTCACCTGATACTTTAATTGCTGATGACCCGTTCGCATCTAACTTATATCCTTTAAATGAATATGGACCTAACGGTGGTTTTAATACCACAATAACATTTAACGGACCTCCATTACCCGTAGCCTCAAATCAAGGGGAATATGACCCAACTGATACTGTATTAGACTTGGTCAACGAATTTTATATTGATGCCGCATATATTGAAAATGTTTACGGTCCATCGGGTGGTTATAATGACATGGTAATTATAACCGATGTTCAGAATAACAATAAAATATACCAACCATATTGGAATCCACCAACATTTGTACCTTCATCTTATACGCCATACAGTATTTTGTTTTCAACAAATCCTACAGGTAGTGATGGTACATTATCTCAGGATTCTTACATAGCCAAAATAGGTGCGGAAAGACTTAACTATCTTTTCCAAGAACGAATCAATGCCGAAATTTTTCAAAATACGGTCGGAACCGTAAATTTACAATCATTATCAGACCCATTTGAGGCTAGTTTGATTGCTTCAGGTATGGAACCTTTAGTTTATAGAAATTATAGAATTACAGTTCCTGAAAGTCCTATTGTTGCGGCACTTGATTTAGTTACAAGATTAGGTAGTGCGTATTGGCCAGTTTCATTAATACCTGGTAGTTACTATAACGAAAACAAACCTGGTTTCTTATCACAACAAACAACAAATGCGTTAAGTGTTGTAAATCAATTAACGGGTGGGTTATTAGGTCCTATATTAAATAAGACAAGAAACCCTTCCGAAATATTTCTAGCCAACACGGGTAATGGTCAAAGGTCTGTGTTATTTAATAATATTAATTATAACAGATACCAGCCTGATTATAAAAATCAATATGGTGGTTTATTGGGTGCCGCTCAAAGTTTAGTTAATTTAGCGGTTAATTTAATTAACCCTGATAATGGTACTTTAATTGGTGGTTATTATGTTGGTAGTAGAAATGCTGAACCATCAACAATTACATCTCCATCAAATCAAATACCTGTAAATGTTTATGGTCAACAAGTTGAAACACCTGTTTATGGTCCATCTGAGTTAGGTATCTTATACGAGGGTAATGATGGTCAATTAAACTTTGGTTTAGCTGGTAAATCTTTAAGTGATGGTGGTGGTATTGACGGACAATTTGTTTGGACTTCACCAAAATATAAAGATAATGCGGGTTTTAAAGCAACACCTGGTGGAGGAACTGGTAGTCTCGATTCGGAATTTAATCAAATAAGTAGTAACTACTCAAGGGATGAGTCAACAAATTTAACTTTCAAAGGAAGTTCTATTTTAGACCAAACACAACAGTTAATTAATTCTGCAGATAATGTTGCGGGTATTAATAGATTAAAACATGTCGGTAATGCCATTAACCAAGTTTCAAAAGTATTCAACGACGGATACAAAGAAATGACAAAAGGTTCTCAAGTATTATCATACAAAGATTTTGCAACAGGGCAAGAAAAAGGTATTGAGTATTGTAGGGTGTTTACCAAAGATACGCCATATTACACTTATGCTGATTTACAAAAAACTGACGGTATTACAACATCAGGTAGAAGATTCTCATATTCTGTATTTGATAACACTTATAACTTAAACATTGCACCACTTAAAAACCCTGGGTCTACAAATATAATTGCGGACAATGCTGAGGGTAAAGGTGGGTATGCAAAAAAATATATGTTCTCTATTGAAAATTTAGCTTGGAGAACGTCAAGCCGTCCTGGATTTACATATGATGAATTACCTGTATGTGAAAAAGGACCTAATGGTGGTAGAGTAATGTGGTTTCCACCTTATGATTTGAAATTTTCGGATACTAGTTCTGCAAATTGGAACTCACAATCATTCTTAGGTAGACCTGAACCAATATATACGTATAAAGACACTAGTAGAACGGGACAATTATCTTGGAAAATTATTGTAGACCACCCTTCGGTTATGAATGTTATTGTTAACAAACAATTAAAAGGGCAGAGCAAAGAGAAAGTTAATTCAATAATTGATTCGTTTTTTGCTGGATGTGTTAAATATGATATCTACCAATTAGGTCTTAAGTTTAATACTATACCAACCAAAGATTTATACACATATCAAGAAATTTTAAATAACCCAAGAGCGACAAAAGAAGAAATTGAAGGGGTTAAACAATCTATTCCTGCAGCTAATGCGGGTGGAACTGTAAGTAGTGAAACGGGTACACCCGCTAGTTCAACTAACGATAAAGCCACACCTGACTCATCAGGACAAGACTTTGAAAACGAGTTCAATGAGTTAGCATTTTATTTTCATAATGATATACCTGACCCAAATACTAATAGGGTGACTTCAAGTGTTCCATACACAACTACATATGATTCTTACACCGCACCATCATTTATTCAAAATTATGTTGATAAGTCAAACGCGGTATTTAAATCAGATTTACCTTATTGTAAATCAAATGTTGCATATTGTGATAATAACAAAAAAGTTAAAGAATTTTTCGATAACATAATCATTGATAACTTTACAGCTATTGATAATCCTGATAATGGTTTTATTAGAAAAGCGTTTAATTTATTGAAAGAAAAAAACGCCACGATAAATTTAGAACTTATTGGTTCTGCGTCAGCACCAGCGTCTCCACCATACAACGTGAATCTTTCTAAAAGAAGAAATGATTCGGTTATGCAATATTTAAAAGCCCGTAGTAAAGAAATTGGATGTGATTTAACACCATACATTGATAATAAAAAATTCATATTAGCGGACACGGGATATGGTGAAGAGATTACCGTAACACCTAAATCTGCTAAAGGTGGTGCGGGAAGTTCAGTTAATTGTACAACAGATATTAAAAATGGTAGTGGTGTTGTAACATCAAATTCTCAAATTTATTCTGTGGATGCAATGTCTTGTAGACGTGTTAAAATTAAAACTACAGTTAAAGTTGAGCCTGTGGCAAGTAAAAACGATGTTCCTGTAACAACAACAGATACTTCTACACCACCAAAAACTATTGATAGTACTGTACAACCTGTTAAACCTGTACCAACTGTTAGTATTGAAAAGAAACTTAAAGAAGGTATTGGTAAAAGAATTTTAAGACAATTATTATCTGAGTGTGATTATTTTGAAGTAATCAAAGAGGAAGTACCTATGTTGTATGATTCCATCAAAGAAAAAATCAAGTACTTCAACCCAGCATTTCACTCTATGACACCTGAGGGATTAAACGCTCGTTTAACGTTCCTTAATCAGTGTGTTAGACCTGGTGAAACAATACCAACGATAGGTCCTGATGGTAAGCCAAAATACAATGACGCGGTTAATACATCTTTTGGTGCACCACCTGTATTAGTATTACGTATTGGTGATTTTTATAATACTAAAATTATCCCTAAAAGTGTTTCATTTACATATGAACCTTTAGTTTACGATATGAATCCTGAAGGTATTGGTATCCAACCTATGATTGCTAATGTAAGTATGAATTTTGATTTCATTGGTGGTATGGGTCTTGCAAAACCTGTAGAACAATTACAAAATGCGTTATCGTTCAACTACTACGCTAACACTGAAATTTATGATGAAAGAGCCGTTTGGACGGAAGACACATCTGCTTTAGACAAAGAATTACTACAATCTATTTTAGAAACCCAAGGGTTATCTACGGTTGATAATGTTGATAATAAACCTCAAAACCAATTTGGTGATACTATTGGACAAATTATTAATTTTAATAGAGTAACTAGTGGTGAGACGGGTGAGATAAGTTATCAAACAATTATGGATAGAATTCTAAAAGAAGCTGTTGGGTATTCAACAGGTGTTGTTAACCAATTAGAAAGTGTTGTTTTAAAATCTAACTACGGTGTTTTACAAATGATAAACCAAAATAGAAACTATCGTTTAGGACACGTATACACACAAGGGGTACCATTTACTGCAACAATAT